GTGTACGACGAGGACATCCCGTTCTGATGGGGCGCTTGCCCGACACCATCCGTGACCACTGGGAGGCGGCCCTTTTCGCCGCCTCCTTCTCCTCGGGTTTCCTGTTCTTCTCTTCGCTTCTTTGGGGGTGGTTCTGATGGCAAGCAAGTTCACGTGGTTCCCGAAGCTCACCGCCGCCCTCGAGCGCGTGCCGGAGGGGCCGCGCGGGGAGCTGTGCTGGGCCATCATCCAGTACGGCACCAACGGCATCGAGCCGGAGTTCGCCGACTGGGCGCTCAGTGCCGTGTTCGAGAGCCTCCGCGAGGACATCGACAACAGCCTCGCCGCCCGCAACAAGAACAAGGGCGGCAGGCCGCCGAAGTCCAGTAAGGCCGAAACGGGGGTTTCGGAGGATGCGGAAACCTCGGAAACGGGGGTTTCGGAAAACGGAAACGGGGGTTTCGAGGTTTCGGAAACTACCGAAACGGGGGTTTCGGAACCTGAAAACCCCTCCTTATATACCAATCCATACCAGTCCATACCAAGCCAGGCCATTCCAGTGCAGGGCAGTGCGGACGCGTGCGCCGCGCCCGAGGGCTTCGAGCCGCCGACCGCCGAGGAGGTCGCCGCGTACTTCGGGGTCAACTGCCTCAACGGCGACCCGCAGGCGTTCTTCGACTTCTACGCGTCTCAGGGCTGGCGCAAGTCGAACGGCATGCCTATCTCGGACTGGCAGCCGCAGGCCCGGCAGTGGCACCGCCGCCAGCGCGAGCTCGACGCCGAGGCCCGCAGCCGCGGCAAGCCCACCGCCTCGGAGGTCGAGGCCGCGACGTTCAGGCCGACCAGGACGCCCGAGGAGGCACTGGCCGAGCAGGAGCGAAGGTGGGCGTCCGAGCACCCGGGCATCGACCCGGCCAAGGTCGAGGCCCCGCGGGGCACGACCGCGGGCAGGGCGGAGTTCGGGCTGTACCAGGACGCGCGGAGGCTGCTGGCCGCCCGCGCCGCGTGCGAGAGGAGGCTCTCATGATCCTCGACGCGGGCCTGCTGAGGGGATGGCCGAAGGAGCGCGCCGAGCTGTACGGCAAGCCCCACCTCGGGGCGAGGTACACGCACGACACGGCATACGAGCCGACGCAGGCCCGGTGCGCGGTGTGCGGTAGGCGCGCCTCCAACTGCCACCACGTCGCCCGCAGGTCGTGGGGAAAGACGTTCAGGCTCGTCACGCCAAACGGGGTGTGGGAGCTGCGCAGCCCGCTGTTCGCCCTGTGCGGCTCCGGCACGACCGGGTGCCACGGGAAGTTCCACGACGGCGGCCTCAGGGCCGAGTGGGTATGGCGCACCGGGGCGGCCGAGGAGGCATGGTGGTCCGGCACGATGCTCAGGGAGTACCCGCCGCACAGCCCCGACCTCTACATGTTCGGCTACTGGGCCATCACTGACCGTTACGGAAACGAGATCATCCGAGAGGTGAAATGACGATGGAGATCACCAACTGCGAGCAGTACGTGCTCGCCGAGCTTGACTACGAGCAGCGCCGCAACGAGCGCCTCGCGGCCGAGAACAACAAGCTGTTCAAGCAGCTCGACGCTATGACAAAGAGGGCGAACGGCTACAGCCGGATTATCAACCGCCCCAAGACGCCCATCGAGGCGCTGGCCGACAAGGTCATGCGCGAGGAGATGCTGACCCGCTTCACCTACGCCGAGGTCACGGACGTCAAGAGCGCGTTCAGCGGAAGGCTGCTCGACTTCGACGAATGGTGCCACGATGCGATGCGATATGTGGCGCTGGCGGACGGCGTCGGCGAGGAGGAGTTCACCCGGTTCATGCGCCGGGACCTCAAGAAGATCTACGACAAGAAGGTGGCCAAGAGTGCCGAGTAGAGGCCGCCGTGCCCGACAGGAGCGGCAGGGCGGGCCGATGAATGACGAGAAGGCCATCGCCGCGGCCATCCACGCCGGGCTCCAGAGCGACGACGTGACCGACCTGTACTCGGGCGACTGCAGGGGCTGCGGCGAGTGCTGCTCGCGCTTCCTGCCCGTGAGCCCGTTCGACCGGGTGCGCCTCGAGGTGTACGTGCGCCGGAACGGAATCGAGCCCGCCGAGCCCAGGGCGGAGTACGACCTGCTGTGCCCGTACCTAACGGACGGGCGCGAGTGCGCGGTCTACGCCGCGAGGCCCGAGATCTGCCGGGCGTACCGGTGCGACAGGCACAAGAGGGGCGAGCTGGGCATGTTCTTCGGCGCGGAGTGCGCCGAGGTGACCGACATGCGCGCGCTCGCGGAATCAATGGCCCGCGATGTCTATGAATGCGAATAGGAACCGAATGGAAGGAATACCGATGACCGACGAGAAGAAGACCGGCGAGACGTCCGAGACGCCATACCCCGGGACGCTTAGCTGGGCGGCGACGCGGTTGCTGGAGGCAATCTGCGATGCCGCGAAGGCCGTCGCCGAGATGCTGTGGGAGAGCATCTCGCGCGTGTTCCGAGACGCCCGCCGTCTCATGAGGAAGCTCGCGAAGGCGCTCGACCCGAAGTGGCAGCGCCGCCGCCGTCGCGCACTCGCCCGCTCGCGCCGCAACAACCTGTACCTGAAGAGCATCGGGAGGTGCCGGTGATGGGCGGCAAGTACAGGAAGGAGCAGGGGAATGGCTAGGAACGTCTACGGCGGCTACTGCCGCGAGTGCGGCAGGTGGACGCCTCCCGGGTTCGGGCACTTCGAGCGCTACCGCGGCGGCTGGCGCATCCACTGCGTCGAGTGCGCGAGCGGGCGGAAGCTGCCGCCCGAGGGAGACCAGGCGGCGCAGGACATGCGGCGCCACGTCAGGAACATGGTGAACGACGGAAGGTACGGGAAGAGGGGATACAGATGACGGGAGACGAGAGGCCGGATATCTACGATGACGGGCTCCGGGAGGAGCGCTGCGAGAACTGCCTGCACTGCGGCGTGACGGTGCTGCGCACCATCCACGGCGTGGAGCGCACGGAGTACGAGTGCGCGCGGCGCCCGGAGTTCGTGCACAGGACGCAGGCGGAGGCCGTATGCAACTACTGGGAGGCGCGATGAGCGTAATCGACTGGAACGGGGAGGCCCGGAACATCCTCAAGGCCGTGAGGGCCGTCGGGTACCTCGAGGGCATGAGCGCGTCCCTTTGGCGGCTCGCGGGGCCGGAGATCGCCGACGAGGCGATAGTCGACTACGACAAGAGCGTGGCGGACATCGCCGCGCTCATGGGACTGGAGAAGAGGAACTATGACTGACGGCTACCTGCTCAACCTGCGAACTTTCCGCGAGGTGAGGGACGACAAGGCGCAGGCCCTCAAGCCGCTCGAGGAGGCTGCCGAGGTGTTCGGCGCGTGGCAGGAGTTGGACAGCATGCGCCGCAGCCCGTTCTTCTCGGCTTGGAGGGACATGCGCGACGACCTCATAGACGAGTGCCTGGACACCGTGCAGGCCACCGTCAACCTGCTGGCAGCCGTCGGCGCCACGCAGGGCGAGGTCGACGACGCCATCCGGCGCATGGACGAGAGGAACGGGAGCCGCGGGAGGCTCTAAGAAATGGAGGAAAAGATGAAAGCGAAGAAGAAAGCGATGATCTCACAGCCTATGGCCGGTAAGACCCATGAGGAGATCGTCGAGACAAGAGACAAGGCCGTCGCTGTACTTGAGGGCATGGGCTACGAGGTCGTGAACACACTGTTCACTGATGAAGACATGAAGGGGCACAGCAACATGAAGATTCCGCTGTATATTCCACTGCACTACCTCGCAATGTCACTCGAGAGCATGAGCTCGTGCAATGTTATCTATTTCTGCCCGGGCTGGGAGAACGCACGCGGATGCCGTATCGAGCATGATGCCGCTGCCGAATACGGGCTCGAGGTGATGTACGGATGAGCGCCGAGCTGCCCAGAGACGCCGAAGGGCGCGAGATTCCGCTAGATACCAAGGTGCTGTACGGCGATGGTGGCACGGCCCGAAACATCGTGTACTGGGTGTTCACGACCGATTCCGACCTAGAGAAAGAGTGGAGAAACTGCTGGCGCGCGGTCACGGACGCGGGCAGGAAACTCGACCCCGGGCTCATGTACCTCACCGAACCCGACAGCTGGGAGAAGCTGGAAGAGGACTTGGGCAAGATCGCGAACCATCAGACGGAAGTCGTCTGCCCTTATTACGACCGCGAAATAAAGGACTGCGAGGGCTGCAAACTCGAGGGCTACGACTGCTCCTGCTCCCATGCCTTCTTGAAAGACGTTATGGCGCGCATCCGCAAGCTGAGGGGTGAGGACTGATGACGACGCACAGGCTCAAGATTCAAGAACAATACGCCGACGCCGTCCTGAACGGCACCAAGACGTTCGAGATTCGCAAGAACGACCGGGGTTACGAGGTCGGCGACAAGATCGTATTCGACGTAGTCACGAACGAAGGCTATGCCGTCGGGGCGGCTGCAAGGCACCCGCTCAACGGGGCGGCCTACCGAATCGACTACATCCTCGACGGCTTCGAGGGCCTCGCCCAGAAGTACGTGGCGATGGCCATATCCAAGGAGGGCGAATGATTACCGATGATGTGCGCCGCGAGACGGCGAAGAGGCTACGCGAGAAAAAGAAGGAATTCTTC